TTCTTCATAGTAATTTTTAGCTTGTATGTCTATTCTCTTCTTGTTGTCTTTGTAGTATTGTTTAGCATATTGTTTGGTGCACACTTTACAGTAGTAGTGTAAACCATCCTTGGATTTTGTACACTTAGAGAAATACATTCTTTCTTTTATATCTTTACATTTAGGACATATTTTCATTGGAAAACACCATCAGAGTATTTGTAAACCAACGCAAAGTAGTGAATGTCCTAAGTTTTTTACTTCTGTTTTTGTGTATCTTAAACCCTCTTTTTTGAAACTCAGATATTATATAACTGTTAGGCTGCTCATTAAAGTGCCCTTTTCCACCTTGGCCTGGGATAGCCCAGCTTAGGACTAAGTGCTTCTTAGCGTACTCACATACATTGTCTATGAAAGTCTGCTCGTACTGTTTAGGAACATGTTCACCAACCTCTAAACACAAAACAAAATCATAATCAATATCAACATACCTTTTCTTAGATAGATCCACAGTCATTATGTCATCATAAACTCCAAGATTTTTGGTATTAGCAGTTCCTTCGTATCCGTGTACTACAGGCCACCCATATGCTTTAAGTAGTTTACAGTACCATCCGTCAGCACAACCTAAATCTGCCGCCTTGTTTGGAGTATAAAGCATACTAATTCTAGCTGCTAGTATTGGGTCATGGACTGTTCTTTTGTTGGTTAAATCTATGTGCCATATACCAGTCTTTTTATCTATATATTCCATAATTAGTTCCTATAAGTAATTTCGTTTCTATAATCAATATCCAAGTTGGGCCAAAACTGGGGGTGTAGGTATCTAAATATATCTTGATCTATGCTATTCTTTGGATATTCTGACAAAGCATCACATAAAGTTGTTGTCTTAATTCCCCTCCCTGTCTGATGATATTCTTCCTCTGTTAAACTATTTGGAGTGACAAACTCTGATGCTTTTGTTAAAAAATCTAAAATAAAATCCCATTTTCCAATATATACTCCTGCATTTAAATATCTTCCTTTCTTGCGAGCTACTGTTTTTGTCCAGCTACGGACTTCCTCCATACACATAAATCCACCCTTAAACATTGTCGAATTAAATATCAAATCTATTCCTAGAGCTTCAAATTTATCGACTATTTTTTGTGGGTTGTCTCTTAATATAGCATCTCTACTATCACAGAATAATACATATGGTGTTTTGGTACTATTTGAGAGAAAATCACGAACCAGCTTTATTCTAGTGGAAGATTTGTATGTGTCGGATATACCAAATTTAATCGAATGCCACCCTTCGATTCCTAAAAAATCCAAACTTTGTATTAAGTATGGTCTATAGTCGTTGTAATCATATGTATCACAGGTTATAATAGTAAGTGATTTCGGTTTTGAAAATTTACCCTTCAGTTCTCCGCTCTCTATCATCTCTTCAAGTTGTGTTATAGCGTGCTTCATTCTATGTGTAATAGGTTGATTACCTACTCGTAATTTTTTCCTTGGGGATATTAGTTCCCACATAATAAGGTTGTCTCCTTTACTGCTTCGATAAACTCTCTAACTCTAATTTCGCTACTGTGATTTTCCCTAACAAATTGCATACCCTGTTGTGCAATTTCTTCTCTTTCTTTTTCATTCTTTAAAAAATATCTTATTTTGTCTTCTAAATCACTAAAATCATCTTTATATATTATGAGGTGATGTCCATCCTTAAATCCCAACCTGCTTAAATCTTCCGGCTCAGTAGTTAATAAGAAAGTACCACATACCATCACCTCATAATACTTTCCAGTTAGCTCTTTTTCGTATGTATTGCTAGTAACGAAAATCTTAGATTTATTAATTTTCTTTATGTATTCATCAAAAAAAGCTTTATCTAAAGAGCTATTTACATTCATCTTACGTACTATCTTATATCCTATATAACGATGAGGATGAGAACGGTTTTTTTGGGAGCACATCGTAACATCTATAGTTTTCTCTATATTTTGATTATAGAATACAGTAGTATCTACAGACCAGGGGAGAAGACGGTGTACTCCGCCTACATTATGCTCTTTCAATCTTCTCGACTGCAAATTGTACCTGTAAAAAATTATATCATATTTTGATCTATTAAAATGTGAGTTGTATCCTTTATATGTGCCTTCATCATAATCCCCACCCATAATATGTACCTTTGGGATGCTTTTAACGTTTTCTATCCCGTTAGCTAAAGTTCTGCTTCTGTGTTCATAGTGAGTAAGAACAATATCAACTTGGTGTTTTTCCACCATATCTGGAACAGAAAGGTTTCTATTGTATCCTTCGTATCCTCTACCATGAAATATTACATCGTGTTGTTTTGCAAGCTCTCTTCTAAATAACTCATGGTTTACATTACCTTTTCTTTCTCTGTTCCAAGCTACTAGTAAGATTTTCATGTCTTGTAGTTTCCTAATTCAACAGCTATCCTTTCAAAATCATCAAGAGGAGGAAAGCTGATATCTGTCAATTTTATCATAGTTACATACGTGAAATTTTTTCTGTATGGGATTTTTATTATATACTTTTGAGTCATTTCTCTAACATCTAGCACTTCATAATTACAAAGTTTAGCTAGTTTTAAATAGAATATTGAAGTGTAGTGAAATAAACCATGATGTTTACCAGGATGTCTGAAACTATATTTATCTGACGGATTAGACATCATTATCACACCATTAACTTTACATAAATTATGTATATTTTTGAAGAATTCGTATTGATTCTCTATATGTTCAGCAGTCCCAAAATCTACAACAAAATCAAATTTTCCCACACTCTCTGGTATAGGTTTTGTTAAATCATATTGTAAAGTTCCCTCTGTAATCTTATCCTGACCTATACCCAAATCAATTACTGTAGTGTCGATCCCCTTACTTTCAAAGTACTGCCTAGCTGTACGATGTACAGTATAGTTATGGAGATCTCCACGAAGCCACAAGTCCCCTATCTCACATATACACAATCCATTCAGATCCTCTATACGTTTTCTGTATTTAAGCCAATCAGTAATTTCTTCGAAATATTTTATATCTTTGAAGTGCATTCCCATGCTATATGCTCCTAATTAATTTTACCTTGTATATTATTTATGTTTAACATCTACACTCCATACTGTAGCATCAAGTAATTTAATACTATCACCGAAGCATTCGTCCACTGCTATTTTAACATCTTTCTTGCTTCTTCCATAATCATGCCCACATAATATGCCTCCATCCTTTACTAGCGGCAACCAAGCTTTTATATCTTCCATTATGTATTTGTAGGTGTGGTCTGCATCTATAAATACTAAATCAAAATATTGTTCGGGAAACATTTTAGATGCTTCAAAAGTTGTTGCCCTTACAACACACAGTTGGGGCCACCATCGCATTAACCTGGATGCATAGATGTACCATTCTTGCCATTGCTTTGGTGTAATTTTTCGGTAACTCCAGTGGTTTGAGTATTCCCAAAAATCTACTGCCCAGTATTGATTTATAACATCACTGTGATTTTTAAAAACTCGCTTGACAGTATGTGCTTTCCAAATTCCTAACTCAGCAATTACTAAATTCTTCTTATTAAGATCTGTTATCATATCTACTAGAACTTGTGATTGACTCATCTTATGACTCATAGTAAGGCCTCCCGAGATCCAGTTTCATGACCATAGTTAATCCACAGCTCATAGCTGTGTAGGGCCATGTAAAAGTCTGTACGTTATCTAAACACTCTAATTCTTGCCTAACTTTGTAAACATCTCCTATAGCTTTTTCGTCATAACAATCTTTGCCTTTTCTCAAGAGTGGAGAAGAGAGTCTATAAGTATCATGTAAAAAAATTACACCACCAATTGATAGCCTTTCTATAAAAAAAGCAATCTCAGCCCTTACTGTATCTGCTTTATGTTTACCGTCAATTAAACCTAAAGCTATAGGAATTGTTGAAAGTTTATTCATATTAGTTAGAGACTTTCCTTGGAATATTGTACAACCAAACATCTTTGCCCAATTACATCGCCACTCACTCTTCTCAAGACAAAAGAGAGTTCTATCAAACTCATCAGCTAATCTACTAAGGATGGGAGTTGAATGTCCAATTCCTATTTCAAGTATCTGTCCTTCAACATTATTTAAAATGATATCACCTAGCTGTTCAATTATTGACCAATCTTGTCGTCTAGCCATCTAATATATCTCCTATAATATCTATCCATTTCTCAGGATCTAAATTTTTCTTTGCCCATTTCTTTGCTGTATTGCCCATGGAATAACATAAATCCGTTTTCCTCTGCAAAGTTTTAATATTAAGTAGGAATTCATCATAATGTACACAATAAAAACCAGTTGTACCATGCACAACTCTATCTCGTGTACCATCTCTAGGTTCACTTAATACCGGCAAACCAACAGCAAGAGCTTCAGCCACTACACGTGGATACTGATCTCTCCAGGCATTAGAGGACCTATACAAATAAAGATGTCCTCTAGAAAGAAATTCCCCAACATCCATAGAATTCCATTTATGAAAAACCATACGTTTATTATCTTTAAAATAATCAACTAATTCTTTATGAGCTTCCATAAATTCAAATCTGGTATTCTTAGTGTCTTTTAGTAATCTTGTATAAAATTTAGTATCAGGCTCTTTAAAAAACTTCTTTTGCCATAAATGAATTTTTGAGCCTTTTTTAGATGATTCTTCAGTAACATATTTCCTCCAATCAGCCGTGCAATGTTTTAATATCACAAAAGGATCATCTTTTGTTCTTTTCTTATTACATACCTCTAGATATTTATTAAGATCTATAGCACCAAATAAAACAACTTGTTTTGTATTCTCAAATCCTAACCTATCACATTCAAACTCATCTCTTTTTTCTGTATTTTGAAAAATTACTGCTCTTAATTTATTAGTCTTGTCTAACCATCTACATTTAGGTAGTTTACTATTCACATAATTAATGCCTATCATAACAGCGGAACTTTTTTCTACTATAGCTTGCGATTCTTCACAAAAAGCACCTATCTGATCATTAGCGTAAAACAACAATGGAACACCAACAACCATGTTCTTTTGCATTCCTTCCTTAAAAGAATACTTACTTATATCAAGTTCTTTTTTGTCATAATCTTCGTGAACTTTATCCCAAGGATGAAAATTAACTTTCCAGCCATTTTTTCTAAGAAGCTTTACTATCATACATGCAGATTGTTCGCCGCCTCCTTTTGAAGATAAAGATGCAAGAACATTAATCTCCTGATCTGAAGATTTAGCTACAATAGGTTCCGCTATCTCAATTTTAGGAGGCTTAATAGTCTTTTCCATATAACTGTAAATATTTCCAGAATAGTACTTTTCTATGGCTCTTATAACATCATTAGCAGATATGGCTTCCATACATTCCTGAATAGTCCTGTCCTCCACTTCTACTGACAATTTGCAAAACCTCGTATTTCGTTTAGGGTTTGTTGACAGTGGTACCACCCTTGAATGCCAACACCCGCCATTATCACAACAAGTAAAAGCGCCATTAGTGTGTAATATTTGATGATTGCAATAAGCAGTAAAAGACGTTGGCTCACGACCACCATAAATAGCAACACAAGGTTTTCTTTCTTGTCGAAATCTTGAAGGAACCGCAGCCGCTAGATGCATAAGAAAAGAAACCCCACTTACACACCCTTCAGAATGATAGACAAGAGGTATTATTCCTCTAACATCATCATTAAACTTATCAGTTAGATCTATTACGTTTTTAAGTTTTTCTACCACATGATCGCTTTTACCAATTACTACAAATTTAATCAACCCATCAAAATGATTTACAACATCTTGAAATCTTCTCCAATCCCAAATTTTACATGTACAATCCGTCTTTCCGCCTGGAGATATAACCCAGTATTTAACACCATCACCATAAAGATCTTTTATCAAACTATAAGACTTCTCTTTCTCAGTTAAATAAATATCGGCTCGCTGTCTTCCAAAAACAGAACAAAAGTTATCTTGATTTCCATATACATCTTGTAGATGTTTAGGTAAATGAGCAAGTCCACCTTTGTGTTTTCTTGTGCCATACTTTTCTCGAAGAGTAGTTAAAAGCCTTGGCCCATCAACACCACCTTCAGCCTTACCAAAACCATAGTCACCTACTTCTCCTCCAGAAAAAACAGAAGCAAACTCTCCGATAGACATAGGTAATCGTTCATGTGCATCTACAGTCGCTATCATATTATATAAAAACCCCGCTGTAAAATGCATATATGAATCATTACAATTATTGATGATAGGATAGCCTACTTTATAAAATTCAACTCCAGGATCACCTTTCTTTATATTACTACTAAGATAAGGGTTATTTTCCCACAAAGTTGGAAAATTACTGTCAACATTTATCTCAATATCCGGAAATAAAAGCTTAAAATCCCTCACCCCCGCCGTAAACATCAAAGTATCTCCTATAGCCCTACTATGTTTAAATATAATTTTCCTTCTATTCATATCCTTTTCATCATCCACATACTTAAAAGTTAAATCTTTAGGGCTTTTTTCCTTTTTAATTATTGCAAGATTTGATATCTTATCCATGTTATTCTCCTTTTCCAAATAAAAAAGGCAAACCAGTGTCCCCACTAAGTCTGCCTTTATAATATACATTAGTATCTATGCGTAGTAACATAGTTTTCTCCTATTTATATTAGTTCCCGTCCCTAATCATACTATCTAGAAATTTCAATTTCTCTAATTCTTTTTCTCAAAATTCTACATAAACTATCTTTATTTGCTAACTGATTTGCTTCTTGCATTGCATATTTCAATAACTTCAAATCAGTAATTTTAGGTACTATTTCTCTAGACTTACGAACCGATAATGACACAACATCTTTAACCTCCATATCAACAGGAACTATTGGAGGCATAACTCCTCCTCTCACTTCTACAACCATCGGTTCTATATCTGATTCTTCTATTTCTTGTTTTTCTATTTCTTGTTCCTTACTTTCAATAATACCTTCAAAATTTATTTGCCAGCGATTAGTATCTCTTAATTTAACAGATCTTAACCAACCTACAAATTCCTCTCCTTCAGCCAAATCATGCTTTTTACCATATTGTTCATATAAATCATCTAATAGAACAATTTGATTAGGCCCAATAGCTCTTTTCATAGCATGAGCCCATACTGGTGTAGAATTCTTAACAAATCCTTTCATAATTATTCTCCTTTTCAATAGTATTTATTTCCCTTGTCCATTCATTTAAAGCAAGCTTAGCACCTCATTTAAAATGAAGTGCTAAGCATTTATATCTTATAGACTTCTATCAATAACACCCATACCAATCATTCTACTATCTAAACAAGCAAAGCCAAGCTCTGCCCATCCAAAGAATCCTTGTTTCTGAACTCTAAGTAAAGTTGGGTCATCATGGGCCTCGTACTCTTTACGGATAGGCATGACAAGAGAATCATTAACACCCAAGTCAAAACCAAGAATTTGTGTTTCACCGAGAGTATCAATTGTACCATCAGCAGAAGTAATATTAGCATTATCTAACGTATAAGAACCGTAAGCACCAGCAGTAGCAAGAAACTTACCATATGCTGAAGTGGCACCGTTGATATTATACATACCAGTAGCACCCAAATGCTGAACTTCATGCAAACTCACATTCCAAATACTACCCATACCAGCAGCTTGAAAAATCTCTCTTCTGGTCACAGGGTCAATATCCGTATCCGTCCACTCACGGATATCAGCAGCATCTTCTGGAGACACATATAAATCCGTAAGAGTTCTTCCTATTCTTTTAAAACCAACCATCATCTTATTGATGAGCTCTTTTGACAAGTAACCAGCTCCAGTAGAAGCCGGGTTAATTTCATAAATAGGGGCAGGTCTGGAACCAAGCAGTCCCTTTCCTGAGAAAGATGAAGTAGCCGAAGGCATAATAACTCTCCAACCACATTCCTCTTCATAGTTAGCCAGATCCTTAGCGGCCCTCGCAGCGGCCCGGCTGGCAATATCAATACGAGAATCTCTAGCGTATGTAATTTTCCAATCCGCAGAAGCATCTATAGTAAACGTGGGAACATAAACCTCTTCACCAATACCTTCGATGAAGTTCTGAGCCACATAGCCCAAACCAGGAAGTACCCACACCGGAATCTCAAAATCCTCTGCAACAGGGTACACTGCTTGCGCACCTGGCCCAAGTCTTTCAACAGCGAATAGTTTTCGCATAATTGATTCCAGTTCAATCTTCTGTAGAATTGGAGTTGTCAACGCAGCGGCAAAAGCTCTATAGGCAGCCATACCTTCTTGTGTATGAATGTCAGCAGTGGCTCTAAAAAGCTCCATCATTTCTTGTCTATCCATATTAACAACTCCTCCTTAAGTATTTTCGGAAGCACTATTTGTGCCTTAATCCGTTATTTTGTTTCTTTATTATACTAACAGCTTAATCCTAATGCTATAAAGTGAAGTATTATTGGCATTAGCCATCGCCTTTGCAGCAGTCACGCCTTTAATAACACGTCCTACAACTGTGGTAACATTTGTGAATACCTCGCCTTTATAAACATCATCACCTGAATTAGCGAAACCATCACCTTCATTAACCACACGGCTTTCAGCGTTAGCGGCAACCCTAAGATTGTCACCAGGCATGGGCTGATCAGCAGTTGCAATAACAACATTTCCAGTAGTCGGAAGACCACTGGTAACTTCACAACAATAATGCACTGTATCCCAAATTCCTAGATGAGCAACACCTATAGGAGCCGACTTGGTACCATTAACTGCGCCAGTAGTTGCGTTATATGAAGGCTGTGCTATAACATCACTAGAACCAAGATCTCCAGGCATCATAAAACCAGTAGGATGCACATTATGATATCCAGCTTTAACCTTCTGCATAGCAAAACCTATAGGAATTCTCTCCATTGTATCTGATGGCTCTTCACTTTCAAGATTATAACGCTTTACTATCGCATTCTCTACATCAGCAGCAGTTGTATTGTCCATATATAGAACGGCACCAGCATAGCAAAGAACCCCTCCAATACCGGCAGTAATACTAGTTTGTGCTGCATAGCTACAAAATTGATTTTCCACAACAGGATGTCTAGTTATAAACATATCCTTTTTCCTCCTTACACTTCAATTTCTTGTTTCTTAGGTAAAGTTAATCGTGCCGCCATAGCATTACCTAACTCAGTATATTTACTAACCATACTAGCTGTAGGTATAATTTCCATATTTAAAGCGGCAGCAACTGCCTGCCCTGGACTTATATTGGCAGGCGGTAATGCATCATCTTCCTCAGAAGCGTTTTTTTCTGCCTCTTCAGAACCTTCTTCAGCACCCTCTTCGGCACCTTCTCCGGCGCCCTTTTCAGCACCATTTCCAGATGCCTGCGCATTTACATCCACTTCCTCAGAAGCCGCGGCCAACTCATCAATAACTGCCTGACGTAGAGCACTTCTCTCGTCTCTGTATGTTGCAAATTCCTCATCAGACATTTCGCGGACCTTAGCAAGTTGAGCTTTATTATCAGAATCAACGACTTTCGCTTTTGTTAGCTCAGTCATTCTAAATTCTGCTGCTCTATCTTTCTTCATTTCAGCCAAAGCAGTTTCTGCTTCAGTTAGCTTTTCATTAGCTTCAATAGTCTCGTTCTTCGCCGCCTCAAGCTCTGATTCAAGACTCTGAATTTTCTCTTCATTCTCAGTAGCCTTATCATTAAAAGTAGAGATTTCTTCATTCCTCTCTTCCAGACAAGTTGTTAATTCTTGAATTTTCTCTGCTGATTCTTGAAGAGCTATTTCAGTTTTCTTTCTAATGTTAACTTGCTCTTTTTCAGAAAAGATAGACGCCACTATAGACTCTATTTCAGTTTTAAGCTCATTTTTAAGTTTTTCATCCATCCTAGAGTTTACCTCCTTACGTAATTTCACTTCAATTTTTTATTAATAATCAACCTGAATGTTTATTAATAACACTTTTAACCCCTTCTCCAATTACCTAAATCTATATTTTATTTTAAATTATCCATTAAGGATAGCTAGGAGCGGCTCCGGTATTCCCTCTACAGTAAATACCCTCAACAGCAGCATCAATTCCTACCATAAAAATTGCGTCAACTGTAGATGTACCGGCATCAACTCCAGCAGTTGTACAAGTAAAACTAATAACGTTAGTACTAGTATTCTTAGTAACGTAAAAATCCCCAGCACTCCATGCTGGTGTAACAGCGACTTTACTGTATGTAGCTAAATCATAACCGTGCCATTTCACACCGCTGGCTAATACAATAGTTGTAGTCCCAGAACTAACTGCAAATGTATCAGCAAAAACAAACGGATACGCGTGGTTATTTCCAAGATTTCTATAAATCACGGCAAGATTATCATCGCCATTAATTCTTGTTAGTTTAGGCGTGCTCTTTAACGCCCCTCCAGCAGGTCCTGCTGGAGTATGTCCTGTTTGAGCTTGTCCTAAATCAGGCATAATTTACTCCTCCTTGCGATTATTATTTTAACTGACTCGCATCAATCAGCTGTTAAACCAAGCTTAATTGGTTAATGCTTTATCAGCTTTTTCTAAAGCTAATTCTAAATCTGTTACCAAATTGTTTCTTTTGTCCTCGTCCTCTTTCTCTACAACTAGTTTATTCACATAAGCTTTAGCCTTCTTAGTGACATCTTTATTTCTTATACATTTTGGATCAGTTGTATCTCTAGAAAAAGAAGTACAACCTGTGTCATATAAAGTACACCAATTCTCATGTATAACTTTAGTGTCAGGACTTTCAAATGTAGCATCGAGAACTCTTCTACTAAAACTGACACATATTCCTACAGAATCGTTATATACTAATTCAGACTCTTCCTTCTCCTTTTTGGTTTCTATATGTATAGAGGTTACATTATTAATGTTTTCATCAGATTGCTTTAATTTATCATAATCTAATATTATAATTCCTTCTTCATCTTCTTCTTTTGATTCCTTGTTCTTTGCTGTTTCCAATATTACAGATGGAGGATTAGCTGGGTTTTTAACCACCCCGCAACCACTAAAAACTATACCCCTCAATACCCTAGTTAACGCCCCTTCTGCTATTTTTGTTCCATTTTTTATTACATTTGTTATTTTACCAAAAATACCTTCCTCCGCAGAAGCTAAACCAAGAGACTCTGCTTCTTGTCTACTTATAATTAAATCTCCAATTTTAACATCGAAATCCTGGTAATATGCTTCCATCGAAACACGCCACTTGTTATTAGCCATTTCTTCAGCTAAATTAGGAAATCTATTTTTATATATAATACCAGCAATAGCTATATGCATATTTTTTTTATCCAAAGAAGCCTCTGTTTTAAGATCAGCTATCTCTAATTTATTACCTTCCATATCCATAAAAGCACGATCATATATATGACCAATAACTTCACTTTCATTATGTTCAACATCTAAAGCTTTATTTACAATTGTTCCTTCAGCTTGAACCAATTCTGTTGGTAGAAAATACGCATGATTTAAATTCTCACCTGATGATACGAAAATAGCAGAAAAATAAAGAAGATCAGGTTGTTTATCTTCATTTTTAGGTAACTGTATAATTGAAGACGCTGCCTCCTTAAGAGCAACAGTCTCTTCATGAAGTACTATATCAGCTTCAAGATATACAGGTTTATTTTTATTTGGCACTGGAAACCTCCTTAAATCAAAAAATTAAACTTCCTCTAATATTAGAAGGTTAGTTTATTAAGTCTTTTTTCTTCTATTTACGTCTTTATGATAAAATCTTCTTCTAGCCATAATTTTCCTACTCTGTTCTTATATTATCTAACGTTTGTCTAAATAAAACATACTCCTCATCTTTCATATCTTTCACCACATCAGCAATAGTTGAAGAGGCCACTTTCTGTTCTGGTGATTTAGTACTTGTTGGTTTTGCTGGTTTCTTATGCACAGTTTTCTTTAACTTACTCTGCGGATCAGTATCAGTTTGTTTCTTTTTACTAGGTTTAGCTGGCGGTCTTCCTGAAGAAGGAGTTCCTACAGGGGCCTTTTGACCAGGCTGAACCTTAGCTTGTTGCCATGGAGAACCAATAATACCAAAAATACCTTTATCAACAAGATCGAATTCTTCTTCCATGTTTTGTAATTCTTGCGGAAAGTCAAATCCTAATGCTTCTAATGAGGTTCTATAACTAAGCATGCGTCTATCTACTAACTGAGCCAATGTATTCATATAAAGTATTGTGTCTTTCAATACACCTTCATCCCATCTAACTTTTGGAAATCTATCAAATCCCATAGCTTCAGCTATTTGCTGATATTCTCTATAAATCCATCTTGTAACTTGATGCCTGGCGTAATTTATTTCCTCCATTAATCCTTTAACCATAAGACCAACTTCAGCAGCATTAACTTCTCCAGTACCATCAATAATAGCTCTAGGTATACCAAGACCACCGGTCATGTCCTCATTAACTTGCTCATATTTACCTTGTCCAAGAATAGAAGCTATTTCAGGCGATACTATTTTTTCTATTTCAAGAGTATGATTCCAAACCACATCAAAACTTTTAGATGGTGTATTAAATAATTGTGCTACTGCCTCCAATTCTGCTTGAGATACAACAGGATATTCATCATTACCAATAGTTATTTTTAAAATAAAATTAGTAATACCATCTAAAGTACTTAGATCAGCATTTCTAAGTGTTTTCTTATACTCTATAGAATCAAACACTCTGGCGGCCCTCGGTCTCGCATATCTTTCATACGGCTGCTTTCTATAAGTTACAGCACCAACCAAGCGAGAATCTAATTGAAATTCACCGCCTTTTTCTGCAGCTTGTTTAAGATCACTTGGCAAAGCTTTAATTAATTCTTTTTCTTCTTCAGTAAGCTTTGATTTATCCTTCTGCATCATGGCTCTTAATTCCGGCGGCGGTGTAAGTTTAACGGTATACTTATCAAACAACAAATTACCTTCTATATTAACTAACAATGGATTTAAAACAGTATACGCTACAGGTAAATGCCCTTTACTCCATATATTCTTTTTTGCTGCATCTTCTATTTCAACTAGTCTTTTTTTAGTAACTCTTTTACCTTCTTCCCTTATCTTAGCAATATATATTTCTTTAAATTCTTTTCTTTCCTCTTCCATCATTTTCATTAATCTCATCAATGATTTACTACTTCCGGTAGTTTTTCCATTCTTTTTCATTTTTTGGCCTGGAATAGGAGAAAGGTAAGAAACACGTGGTTCATATTTGGCTAGCACTTTATACGTAGTTACATGACCAGTTTTAAAAAAATCCAAAAATACCCATTCTAATACTTCATCTAATTTTACATCAAAGCCCCAAACATCATAAAATTGTTTTATTTTTTCATCATCCAAATCATTTTCAAACCCTTTAGCGGACAAAGCTGCTAGCAAATTTGTTGCTGTTCCCACTAATGGATCTGTATAATAATACTCCATTGCTCTTTTAAACGATTCTGCTGGAGCAGCAGTATAATGATCAGGCAGAGCTAAATCTAAATTACCTCTATCAACCGGATCTCTTGCGATTACCGCTGCTTTTTCTCTAAATTGCCTTGGAATAACAGCGGCTCCTGGATTTTCTAAAAAAGCAAGCGACTTCTTAGTGGGTTGTAAATAAAAAGTAGACTTACCTGATTTTTCATCTACTTCTATAGATTCAATTCCAACAGTCGGGTATTTATTTTTTAAGTCTGCAGTTACTTGCTGTAATGTAATAGTATCCATATTAAATCTCCATTATCTATTTTTCTTTCGCATTCGTAATTTTCTGTTAAAGCCTAAAGGCTTTTTAGCTATCCATATAATAAATCTTTGTACATCTTTATGTTCCCTTAATTTATCTATGGTATTATATTCCCTCTCTAACCTCTTTTCAGTAAATAAAGCATGTATTTGTTTATGACATACTTCATGTACATAAACATAATTATCATGCGCTCCATTCCTGCTTTTAGGTATCAAATGATGTCTACTTTCAGTACCAATAATAATCATTCTACCACATAATTCACAAAACATAAATCAAACCTCTATTAACTATAATTAAATCTGCTAGATCTCTCATATACTTGTACATTTACAGATCCAGCCAATGTAGTTACGTACAATACCGCATCAGTGTTATCTTCCCATTCTCCACCTGCAACTACTATATATCCTCCAGAATATGTAGCGGTTCCTGATGCTAATATAGAAACAGAAGCGGACCCATCTAGGTTTTTAATTTTTATATGATTTCTTCTACCTAAAGGAGAGGATGGAAGTAACGACGCTGTTCCAGATACCGTCATTAATGTAGTAACGATCTTATCTACACTATCTGACCTGCCTATTTTATCATCTACCGCTGGCACAGACCCAGACCATGTTGCAGCCCATTGATTGGCTCTGTATTTTGTATAATCATTTCTATCTATATACATAACTTATTCTCCTTTACGAAAGAAAATTCACACCAAAACACTCTTTCTTACATTCAAGCTGAGGGTTTTGTGTAAACCGCATCTTATCCGTCTTTTCATTTATTATTTGTACTAATTTCTTATAAGTAATACTAAAATTAAATTCCATTAATGTCTGTGCCATTAAAACAGGACAGATAACCCTACTCCATAAAAAACATCTGATTCTGTATCTACACTAATCATAGGGCCTATAAACATGTTTTCTACAAGAGGTATAAAATTTCCAATATTGTATTGTAGTGGTGAAAAATATCCATAAACATCGTCTTTATCAAACCCAACCCCAAAAACCACGAATCTATAATCTAGATCTCTTTTAGTTCTTCCATAACTAAACAAACTTATATCAGGGCCAACGAATATTAATTCAGTTGTAGAACTGCCTGTAAACCCTAACCTTAAATTAAATCTAAACTCCTTATCTCTTTTCTCTCTTTTAGCCCAACTAACATCACTATCAAAATAGTACTTTTTTCCCTTAGAACTTTCTACAAAATCATTAGTAAAATATGTCTCTACAACATTAGTGTAAACTCCATGGTCATCTTCTGACTGCACTACATTAGTGTGTAAATCTAAAGGAAAATTTTGTATAGTCCAAGGCTCTTCTTCAATATTTGCGTGAAACATCACGCGGGACATTGGAAGCTGTTGCCCTTTATCGTCTGATCTGTATACTACAGTGTCAGCGAAATCTCTTGTTGACGGCTCATCGGGTTTCTCTTCATCCTTATATGTATCCCCTGATTGTATTTTAGATTCTGCTCTCATTTTAGTAACTACAGTAGTTAATTCATCTACCTTTTTACCCTCTTTCTCTAACGCTTCCAGTGCCTTACTGTTTTGTTCTTTTAATTCCTTTATCATAAATTCTAATCTTTGAGTGTTTGCCATGGCAGTATATTTAATAAGCCCGACTTCTATTCTCTCAAGACGTGGGGTCATCGTATCAGTCTTTTCAGGTCTATCCATCCAACTTGTAAACTTACCATAATTAAACCATAAGAATGCAATTAATAATCCTATTCCTATAAACTTTGCAATATCAAATAAATTAGTTTGGAATTTTATAGCCATTTTAATTATCCGTGTATTGACCGCCTTTTTTTAAATTTTGTTCTGCCCATAAAGGCTGTAAATTTTCTAATAACCAACATTCCTGAAATTCTTTACTATTTACATCTTTCATTTTTTCTTTATTAAAGTAACAAATTGGTTTTATATGATCAATATGCCATCCATATCTACTATGATTGTCCCACGTCATACCTAAACACCATAACTTTTCAAGATGACTTTTCAATTCACCTAAAGTATAAGGTAAAATATCGAAACAATGTTTATTTTCTTTATTCTCCTTTAAGGCCTGATATATATGGGAAGACATTATACATGACAACTTATTACTATAATATTGTTTAATACTAGATAGTCTAGTAGCTTTTAGTCCTTTAGTGGACTGCTTGTACCTTTTATTTACCTTCTTACCAGCATCAGTCTTTTTCCATTTACTATTCCAAATATTTTTAAACTCTCTTCCCTTGTCAGTTTTTCTATAATCACTAACCTGTTTTAAGATGTGTTCTTTATTATTACTATAATATATCTTACTTCTAATACTGAAACATTTTTTACAATAAGCATGTAATCCCGACTTATTACCATTTCGTTTATAAAAAAACTCAGATGTGGCAGGCAATCCTTTATTACATTTAGTACATATTTTTACATTCTCTTCTAACATTCTATTTATCTGTGTCCAACCCATCATTATTATTATTTTCAGTTAATTTAGTCCTAGCTATAATACGACTAGTAGCTAGAGTCACAAAACCTCCAGACAAAAAACTCAAACCTAATGTAGCTGATATCCACGGCAGCTGTGTCTTGGGACAAATTGTGAACATACCATAAATTACAGGTACATACATCAATATTAAAAATTGATATTTAACAGACGCCCAATTCCTAAAAATTTTTTGTATCAGTTTGTCCCAAAACGACTTTCCAAAAACAGTTAATTTTTCTGACATTAGTTATGCCTCCTACCATTATAAGGTTACTTTATTTAATTTTTTTCTTCAAAACAGCATGACTTCTCACATTAGTGCCCACTTTAGACCCACCTGCAGTCGAAACATTCCAAGCAGCTCCTGGTTGACGTGACCTAAGCATACCACTTGAATTATATAATACTGGTTCACCTGAATCCTCTAATTCTTTTTCTACCATTCTAACACCGTGGGCTCCTAAAATTAAAGCTGAATATAAATCCTTATTTTGTCCTTTTTTAGGGGTATCAAAATGAAGTAAACCACTTCCTGTCTGCGTAACTATTATATTTAACATCTGTGATTTAAGGGTTCTTATATTTTCATATGTTATGGCCTCTATGTCCAAGGTAGATGTTGGTGGTTCTGGGAATTTCAATCTTTGATCTTCTAAAAGAGACAGAGTTGTAAAATTAGCATCTGCTATCCATGCCGGATTAAAATTAACCATCTCCAATATATGACGTCCTTTCATATGCCTATGATCTTCATTTGTTCTATCAATTATAGGCTCTCTATCACTATAACCTTCCTCAAGTAAATCCATTACTGCTTTTCCTCCACCGCCTTTGTCCATAAAAACCCTTACAACATTATATCTAGTACATATGTCCTGTACAGACGTAGTTAATTCCTGAGTAGTTTGTCTTTTTAATTCAAGCACATTTACTATTTGATTTACAGCACCACATCTTATTATTACAACACCACAACTAGCGCTTCCGCCTTGATTTGGATCAATTCCTACAACATAAGAACCAATAGGATCGCCTCTTAATTCTAAAGAAAACCCACTACTTTGAGTACATAATTCTAACAAAGAAGCTTTAAAAAATCCCTCTGAATCAGAAATCATCGCGGCTTCATATTCCATCCTATATTCTTGATTAGACATTATTCGTTTAGCTTCCTGAATATTTGCCCTATCAAGAAAACCTTCTGGTAAATCCCAAAAAGGAACCTGCCAAACAGCATATTGAGAATCATCTCCATACATTTCCATTTGACGCCAGTAATCTTTCATTCTTCGCCACATATGATTAAATTTATAATAACCAGATGATGTCATAACCATCTTATTGACAGTGTCATCCTCAAAGTCATCTTCAGTTGCTAATCCCTGTTCTATGAGCATTTTTTGTTGTTCCAGTCTTCTTACATTCTCCATAGGCTCCAAAGTAGTAGCACCCATAGGCCTGATCACCATATCAATAACTTTATCTGGTATCTGAGCTAACTCATCCATAAGAACCAAATAAAAACGTGACCCTCTTATTTTAGATCCGTCAGATAATGGCAATGCCTCCACAAAAGACCCATTTCTACCTCCTACAGCTTTAAATTTCAAATAACAAGTATCAGCCCCTCTAGTAGGTCTTTTCTCACACGCTTCTCTTAGAATTGGAGATTTACTATATAATTTTTCTACTTCAGAAAATATCATTTTTGAATTATGAGAAATGAACCCATTAGACCAATAACACGATTCTTTATCTATTTCCGCATCTACGGTAGGAGCAAAGAAATAATCCGATTCAGTCATTTGAACGAAAGATAAATCTAATTCTAGTAATGACTTCAGTTTGTAGTAACTATTGGTTCTTACTTCGTACTTGTTTGCTAATTGTAAGACTAGTTCTACTCTTTCTTTAGTTATATTGTTACTATTACTACTATTATTTATTGTCTTTCCTAATATAACAGCATCTTTACTACCACGTAAAGTAAACTCTTTACACACTAAAGCCAATTGTTTTACTGCAGATGATGTATTAGGTATTTTATCAGCAGAGCTTGTTTTGCCACTTACATTATTAAGATAGTTGTTTAATTTATCTGCTTTTCTTTTACACCTAAAGTCTATTTCTTCTCTATATCTAAACAGATCTGGTAGTCCTGTAATTCTTACTTTATAGGCCTCAGCACAAACTGACACTTTGTCTCTACCATTTAATTTTCGTTTACCTGCTTTTTTGCTTATACCTAAATTAGTCATTATACCAAAGTTGAGAAAACACGCTTGGACTTCTTTTGCTAATTGTAATGACGAGGTGTTTAGTGCTATTTCACAATGTGTATATTTACCATTTTGAATATAGACGCAGCCATCTGTATCCATCAATCCTATAAGAAACTGCTTTACACATTCTTGAGAAGATTTCTTAATCACATCTGGAATTTTTTTATCTAACGCTGTTGTTTTAGTAAAACCACACTTTAATAAGTAATTAGCTAATTTTTTACTATAATATTCTATTTCCCAAGTATTATTTTTTCTATTTCTTCTGCCTATATTTTCAACATCATCAGCAAAATATTCAGATAAATGCTTCTCGAAGTAATCCAATAAATCCTGATCCTCATTAACAAAATCCACTCGTTGTTTTCTTTTATCTTTACTGATTGAAATACAACCGTCGCCTGTTATTAAACCAAATAAATACGCTAAATCAGGAGTTAATTTTTCTGGTATCTTACAATCTTTAGTTCTCCAATCAGTTTCAAACTCATCAAAAGGAGGCATTGAATCATCATTACCGAAATACTTAAAGCCTTTTTTAATTACAATGTTGTCTTCTTTAGTTATGTCCTGAAGTTCTTTATATACTAAATCTAACTCAATATTTAGAATTAAAATTCCATGATCCACAGTACCTGCCAATTCAAAACCTTTTGTTGTTTTTATACTTCTACAAGCGCGTTCTGGATTTTCCCATTTGCTCAAAATAGTATTTTGGTGCTTTAATGATTGTGTTTTTGTTACGCCTTCTTCTATAGAATCATAAAAATTCTGTGCTGTAGTTTGTAGCCCATCTGAAGTCCAGAAAGTGTCGTAAGTACCTGACATTACTGGAAAACTCTGCCTAAAAACGGGGGCTATCAAACCAACCCTATAACCAGGATATAACAAACAACTCAAGCAAGATAATGTGCCTAACATAAATGTTTTACCGACACCTCTGCCACAGACAGCTATGGTATAATTCTTAAACCACATGTCATTAAATATTAATCTTTGAATTGGTGCTAGATCTACATTTAGTAAATCATATGCTGCTATTACTGGATAGTTTCTATAAAAATCTATCAGTTGTTTACCTTGTATAATTAACTCTTCATAACTGGTTTTTCTAGCCAACTATTCCTCCTCAGCGTCCTTCTCTTTTGAATCCGCATCGTGCCTATTACCAATATATTCTTTCCTTTTTTCAATTATTTCTTTCTCACCAACTGAAAGCTTCCTGATTTTTTCTTGTAATGTTAATTTTCTATCATCATCAAAAGCTACAGCCAAATCAACAATAGAAAACCCTTTAAATTCATTTGGATTTATTCTGTCTCTACGCCTAGTAGACAAATTGCTTTTTATATTGTCTCCTTGCTTTCTTAATTTTTCTATTGCTGCTGAAATATCCAATTGTTTATCAGGATTACCTTTACTAGTCTTAAGCAAACGTATTTCAAACACCCTATTCATTGCCAAGCTCATAATATCATCCATATCACCAGATGAAAGGTCATCGCTTTCAAAATCACCCAAATATATATCAACCAATGAGTTGTATATTTTTAACTCGTCTTCTTCAAATAATTCATCCACTGGAATAACTTCTTTAAGCATTTCCTTTACTTTTGGTGGATTTTTTGGTCTTCCTCTCCCTTGTACCATTGGGTTCTCCTACAATATTTCTATAACATCATCAAAATTTAAATTGTTCTCTTCACAATATTCTTTAAGTAACATAATTGATTCAGGGGTAATGTTATGCCCAAAATATTCTATATTATTACCGAATGCTAATTCTATTTTATTGTCATTATGAAGCATTCTTTCTGTTTTTACATCCTGCAAAGCATCTAACTCTTCTTGTACACCATACACCCAATTACAAAGTTCATCATCATCAGCCCTGCAGTAACTATTAATTATTTCTTCAGAAAGTGGATTTTTTTGTTTAAAATAAATCAATAATGTATGAGATATTTTATCTTTTGTTTCTTGTCTATGTTGTTGTCCCGTTTTAGAATCACTTATTTGTTTTTTACTAGCATCACTTAATTTAAAACCCAAAGGACGTCCTCTTTTTTTACCATTACCATTATCATCCACTTTATACCCCCTGTACAGAGGCATACGAATGGCATTGATTACAAATTATACCAACAGTATTTGTAGGAACATAACTTATGCTGCCACAATTACTACATTGCTTCCAACTTCTCTTACCTACTTTTTTTGGTTTAGAAAATGTAAAATTTAAATCATCTCGTTCATCTACTTGCTTACTTTCTCTATGAATTCTATGTCTAAGGTTTGTTATTCCTTCTTCTGGCTCCCATCTTCTAGATGTAGAACCAGGGTTTAATTCACCAATACCAATATCTCCTTCAATAGTGAATTCTTTCGTCATATATTCTCCCCCTATATTACGTCTAATGCCATTCTAAAATCATTCACCACCTTATCAAAATCTTTATGCTTTACACCACCACCACGAATTAAATAACTTGGATGATAAGTACAAATTAATTTTGTGGCCATATAATTACCTGTATACTTCCTCATATTTCCTATACTATCATTAGTATTTAATAAATAATTACACACATCCTTACCAAGTCCTATTATAACCTTTGGTTTTATTAATGAAAGTTGAACAAGAAAATAAGGCAAACAAGCATCCATCCACTCTTCTTCTAGTTTTAATCCAGGCTGTACAAAACATTTAACTAGATTAGTTATATATACATGATCACTTGGTTCTGTTTCCCCAATAAACACTGTATATAATATAATATCAAGTAATTTACCTGCTGCCCCAACAAACGGATAACCTATCAAATTCTCATCCCTACCTGGACACATTCCACAAATAAGTATACTGCTTTTACTATAACCTCTAGCAAACACCGGCTTAATACGCCCTTTACACAAACCACACAACCTGCAAGATGCGGCTGCTAATTCTAATTCTTGTAAATTCATTTAAATATTCCTCACCTTACATGCATAAAAACCCTCTGATAAGTAATCACCATCATAGTATATCTTTAACACTTCTTATCTTTTATAAGAAACCTCTACACATCTTTTACTAGCTATGTAATCAGATAAATACACACACAGCTCTTCAGAAGTGTAATCATTTAAATCCTTTTTCCAATCACCATAAGACCATAAACCATAGTGATAACCAACACAATTACGTAACACTACAAACTGTTCTTTATCTAAAATCTGTGTATCTTTCTGAACATTTTCCACTAATTGTGCTCCAAACGCAGGATGCATTTTATGTGTATGACCACTACGTTTCCATCCTTGCTTTACCAAATCATGAACTAAACACGCAGCTAAAATTATATCTCTATTATTTTCACATCCCATTCCTCTACACAATTCATATGCTGTAGTAAATACTTTTTTAGTATGAATAATAGTACCATCAGGTCCAAGTTCATTTAATGGATGATACTTACCAGTTGAACTTGCCGGACAATCTGTAAAAAAATAATCCGGCGCAGATACAATACATAATCTAGCAAACTCTTTTATTTTCTTATTAAATATTAATTCTAATTCTTTAACAAATGTTTGTTCCTTTTCCTGTATTGAAACCATATTAACTCTCCTTAATTCTTAATAACCTTTTAATGTAATATCATCACGATTAATTCTAATATTTTCAATCCTAGAAGAATTATGATTAACATTATAACCAGCTTGTTTAAATCCATCCCGCCAGCCACGTGGGTCGGTACCAAATTTATAAAACCTTTCATCATCATCCCTGCTCATAGTGGCTTTATCCATATTAGACATGTTTACCCATTTAGGAACTCTGTATTCATCCATTGATACAGGCATTTAAACACCTCCTTACTTTTTCTTTTCTTTACCATTCTTCTTTTCTTTATTCTTCTTCTTTTTTTCATCATCCTCATCTTCATCATCAATATTCTTCTTATCAAATGGATTCTTGCCTTTTTTAGCGGAAGAAAGGTAAATTCCGTAATCGTCCTCCATACCCTTAACTACCTTGCCTAACTCAAATTCACTGGCTTGCATAAAACCCATAAGGTCCATAGCAAAAGAAGGAATACCGTCGCCTTCCCACTCATAATTTATTGACATGTATTCATTATCGCCTTTCTTAACTACCATTCTTGCAGAACTATATCCGCCTTTAGATTTAGATATTGAAGTATGCATTACTTCACTCGCATCTATACTAATCGAAAAATTCTTAGCTTTTGCCATTTCATGTCCCTCCATAATTATTTAGTTTATAAATCTTTAACTCTATCATCCAACTCAGGATGAGTTTTACAATAATTTATTAAGGTTAAACATTGCCATGCAGCTTGTGCCATATGATGTAAACCGCTTTCTGGATCTCTTTCTTCTCCTCTCCAAAATGCCCACGAATGTCTCATCAAAGCACCAAACACCCTACCCCATTTCATACCTTCACGCCAATTATTATCAGCATATTTTTTAGCTCCATATGTATACGCCGCTACCAATTCATCAAAAGCATCTCCAGGTATTAAATCATATCTGTTTTTACCAAGATCAAATTTTGCTCCTTCGTTCTCTTTATGTCCTGGATCAGCGTCTTCAAACTTTTCCTTTTCCACATTAATTTCCCCTTTAAATCCTTATTGTTTATTTATAATTAGCCACAATCTTTTCTACTGTTTTTCCATCATCATTTAATACGTAAGCCACTGTATCAAATAATACGATAACTTCATCATCATTGCTAAGTCTACATATTAATCTAACCACATCACGTGAATCTTGTTCACCAGATTTCGACTTCAAATAATCCTCGTAATCCAATAAAAATATATCAGCGTCTGTAGTATCATCAAAATCCTGACTAAATGGTTGTCTAAACTGAGACTTACTAATTCTTCTTATATCATCCAAAAGCCACCAATTTTCTCTTTCCGTACATCTTTCTATTTTTAATAACATATTCTGTCTCCTCTTTATTATTTACTATCTATCTGTCTCCTATACTATCTTACTTTAAACTTATTAATACTTCTATCTACTTCTTTTTTAAATTTATTTGTTTCTTTTTTTAGTTTCTTAGCCATCTCTTTTTCTAATTTTGTTGCTCCGTCTCGTAAAAATTTTATTCGTTCATTGTGCTCTGCTTCATTTGTTATTTCTATAAACTTAACTACATAATATTTACATTCAGGCTTTTTTTCTATAGGGCACTTCTTCCTTTCACTACTACACCAACATTCTACATCAAGCCCATCGAACTTAACCCACATTTTCTCAATGTCCATTATTCTATCTCCGTAGACCAGTCACTTTGTTGTATAGCATTGTTTATTAAAATCTGCTCCTCCATTAATTTATCTCTCTGTTTAATCAAATTAGGCACATCTACTGATAAATCACTGTTTGTTATTACACTAGTTAAAATTTTTATTTTCTCGTCAATAGTTCGTTTTAATTTAATAGCATCCGATACTTTAACCTCTGATTTTCCTACTTTTATAATAGCGTCATTATTACTATTATCCAATAATATGATATGACTCTGATAACTATCAAGCAACTCGAACATGTTGTTTATTACTTCATTATACACCGTAGTATTTTCTTTAACTTTAGGTATACTAGAAACTTTTTCTAAATAATAATCAAGCTCCTCTATTTTTTGTTTTATATTATTTTTTCTTTCTATTACTTCTGATACTAACATTTAATTCTCCTTTTTAGTTGCTTACCCTCTATTGCTTATTCTAAATTAGTACCACAATTATGACACCATTTAGCGTACGATCTAGATTTCCTACCACATGTAGGACATCTAAATTTAGTTCTAGTAGAAACTGCTTTCTCAAGCTTTCTACCTTGTTTTGTCTTACCTTTAAGATGAATCACTATCACAGTTGAATGTGTTTCCAACGTTCTAGTGTATCCATTAACGAAATCCTGTCTAGTCGTAGAACCCTGTACGGTAATACCAATATCAGTTTTCGGAGCTCTTTTGCTGGACTTAGTTTTCTTAGCGGTAAAAGAACTACCTCTACTACTAGCATCTAAAGAGTTGCAAAACATTACATTACCACCAGAAGATACATCTGATATATCACCGCTTGTAAGTCCATCAGACCAAGTGGAATCACCGTCACCATACCATTTTGCGGTATAGGTAGTCCAAATAGGCTGAGGCAAGATCCACTGTTCTGGTTGTATGTGAGCTCTCTCAAACCAATATTCTACTCTTACTAAGCCATCATCTGCTCTATTACCTCTGTGATTAGATATCTCTTCAGTTCGCTCGATGAATTTGAATTTGTGTCTGACCTTTCCATTACTCATCTTTCCCTTGAGTTCTACAGAACTATTAGCAGGGACTATCACACGATCGCCACCACAAATTTCATCTCCATCGACACTTACTCTCGCTACTGCTTTGCGAGGATCTAAGTTCTTTAAAAGAACCGAATACTGAGCCCCAAAAGGAAGTCTAACACAACTATCAGTTTCCCTTAGAACACTACCATTACATTTTATTACTACTACGAAATTATTGTTATACATCATTTTCCTCGTCTCCTCTTTGTTATGGTGCATTGACTAAGCGCCTATTTTTATTTAAAGTCAATTAGGGCAAAGAGGGTAAGCAACTATATTACTTAAATAAATTTTACATTAACAGCTTGAATGCCTTTATCGGTTTCTTTTAATTCAAAAGAAACTTTTTGGCCGGCTTTAAGTGTTTTATAACCTTCCATCTCAATAGATGAAAAATGTACAAAATACTCCACTGTTTCATCGTTAGGGTCAAGAATAAATCCATACCCGCGTTCGTTATTAAACCATTTTACTTCGCCTTCAAATATCTCACTCATAAACCTAATTCCTCCTTATTTATATAAATCTAATAAATAACCCAATGTGACTTCTTCATAGTTATGATCCTTATCCTTCAACTTTAACCTCTTTACATTTTGTCCGTTTCTATAATCTATGTGAACCCACCCATAAAGAAAATACTCTGCTATCATATTTCTATAGTAAAGATTCTTATAAGTAAAAATGACTATATCGAGTAGTGAAGTATTAGTACTTATCGGCTCTATATCGCCAGCCTCACCAAGGCAATGGTTACTCGTATCACTACCTCCTATAGCCACATTCAATTCTTTACTTCTAAATCCACTGGTTATCTTAATACGCCCAAACTGTTCTCGTATAGGCTGTAAAACATTCACAGCTAACCTCTCTATATTCCTCCATTGTTCATCGTTGGGTATATTATCAATTCCTTTCCTAATAGCCGTATCTGATTTTATAAACTCTCTATATCTAAAATTTTGAGCACCAGGTATTTTATCGTTTATATTTATCATTTTTCAATTCCTATAATTGTGCTGCTAAGAGTGCGCCTGCTGCCACGCATCGCATAGGATCTTCGGCTCTTATGACTTTACTTACCTTCATAGGTAACTCCAACTCACTTAAAATACTTTTTACTTTTTCTGTAAAGCCATTAGCAAGTGTCAAACCACCAGACACTATGATAGGTACAGCATCCCTGAAAATAGGTAAGTCTTTTTTACGTCTCTCTAGCTCGTATGCTATATTCTCTAAAGTATAACGTATTACAGCAGTATAATATACTATTACTGCTTCTGTTATTTTGTTACCA